GTATCGCGTCGCCAGGCAGTCGCGTCCGCGTCGCCGGTGGCAGTTCGACAAGCTCCTGATGGAGCCCGCAACCTGGGGCAACCTGATCGACTTCTGGGTCGCCAGACGCGGTCACTTGCACGGCTTCCGGTTCAAGGATTGGTCCGACTTCACGACAGCGGCAGACGGCGTGAGCACCGTGACCAATCTTGACGTGGTGCTCGGCACGGGTGATGGCATCGAGACGCAGTTCCAGTTGGTCAAGACCTACGACTTCGGCGGGCTCAACCCGTTCAACGAGGCGATCAAGCTGCCCGTCGCTGGCACGGTCACGGTTGCGGTGGCTGGCACGCCGACGACCAGCTACACGCTGACCAACCCAGGCGGCCTCATCACGTTCACCACAGCTCCGACGGCAGGTCAGGTCGTCACGGCCGGCTTCCAGTTCGACCGCTCGGTCCGGTTCAACCAAAGCGACGAGACGTTCAACATGCGCCTCGAGCGCGGTTACCTGGCCAACTGGGCGGGCATCACCTGCATCGAGCAGCTCGACGAGGAGGAGTCGCCGGAGCTTTGGTATCCCGGCGGCGCAAGCGGGACGATTCAGACGGCACTGGACGTGGTGTTGACGTTCGACACTGAGCTCTGGGTGATCCAGAACACCGGAGCCACTGTCCGCAACGCAATCCTGCCGGCGCCTGATCGAGTGGTCGGCGGAGCGCGCATCTTCACCATTCACTGCCCAAGCGCAGCAGCCGGCAACATCCAGGTGCGTGATGATGCGGGCAACGCGGTCGGATCCGCGATCACGCCAGGCAGCACCAAGCGCATCGCGCTGAACTGGACGGGAACGACCGCTACCTGGATTCTCTACTGATGGTCTTCACTCGCACAGCCATCGACGAGGCGTATGGCCGGTCGCAGACTGCGACGATCACGGCCAACGCCGACCTGCCGCTGAACTGGGGTCCGGGCGGTGCTCGCTTTCTGCTCATCAGCGCATCGGCTGGGCTGTCCGTGCGCCTGCCGCGCGCGACCTACCTGCGCACTGGGGCTGCCGTCTACACCATCTACAACACCGGCAGCAACGCTTTCACGGTCACGGATTGGGGCGGGAACACCATCCAGACTGTGATCGCAGGGAACGTCCGTGAGTTTCACCTACTAGACAACTCGACGGTCAACGGATCCTGGATCGTCAGCGAGTCGTTCACAGCGTCGGCCGGGACGAGCCTCGGCATCGGTCGTGTGCCGATGAACATCGACATCGACCGCAGCATCAACGATGTGAACCTCAGAACTCTGGCAGACCAGGAAGGCTACGCAGGCGACTACCCGCTGGCGCTCAAAGTTGAGGTCGCCACCAACAGCATGATCGGGCAGGCCGCTGGAGGCATGGCCTCAGATCTGCAAGCTCTGGATACCGGCGTGTTCTTCCCCGGCACGACCATCATCCTGGTCAATCGTGGTCTCATCCAAGGACGTGGCGGCACGGGCGGCCTCGGAGGCCAGTTGGGCGGTGCTGGCAATGCAGGCATCCCAGGAGGTCGCTGCATCCGCGCGCGGCACAGCATCACCATCGTCAACCTAGGCACCATCGCAGGCGGCGGTGGCGGCGGTGGTGGCGGTGGCAGTATCGCCAACTCGCAAGGCGGCGGCGGTGGCGGCGGCGGCGGTGTTGGCTTTGGGCCGGGAGCAGGCGGCAACGGATTGTTCGGCGGCGGCAACGGCCAGATGTCCTCTGGCATCTTCGGCTTCGGCGGTGCTGGCGGATCCGCCGGAGGCGGTGCCGGTGGCGATGGTGGTCCATGGGGCACGGTTGGCGGCACTGGGGCTGCGGCTCCAGGTGGTGGAGCAGGCGGTGCCGGAGGCGCAGCGGGGCACGCGCTGTTCTCGGTCGGCGGCGGCGTGGTCATCACGAAGCAGACGGCCGGACTGATCTATGGACCGGAGGTGCTGACGTGACGATCCGAAGCGGCAAGCAGGCGGTCCAGAACCAGCGGTGGCGGCGAGCTCAAACGCTCTGCACGTTGTTCCGCGTCACGCGCACGGATGGCTATATCCTGCGGTTCACCGACCATGACCGCATCGTCACGCTGGACGGTTACAAGTTCTACCCGGCCGCGCTGTCCAGCATCTCGGCCGAGCGCCGCGAGTCCGATCTACGCAGCAGCAACCAGGAGGCGAGCGGCATCGTCGATGGGTCGACCATCCTGATCCCCGATCTACTGGGCAACAAGTACCGAGGCGCGAAGGTCGAGCAGTTCCTGGTCGACTGGCGGCGTCCGTGGGTCTGGCACTACAAGGCGACCAAGCGCATCCGCATGATGAGCTACGACGGCTCGGGCTGGGTGGCCACCCTTGAGGGTCTGACGGCGCAGCTGCAGCAACCGGTTGGCGGCCGGTTCGGTGGCACGCACAGCCAGCAATGCACCTACACGCTGGGCGATCCAGCAACCTGCAAGGCGGACATCGCCGACGACCTGATCTACGACCAGACTGTTTTCACCGTCGACGTGGCGAGCTCGAACGCCGTCCTGATCGCCGTGGCTGGGACTCCGTGGACGACCAATCAGTGGGCCGGTTACTACTTCCACATGCGGGTCGGCACCGAACGTGGCAAGGAACGCCGGGTCATCAGCAACACCAGCAACGTCCTCCGACTCGATGACGCGCTGGACGATGCTCCCGTCGCCATCACAGGTGTGACGATCACGGCTTGGCTTGGTCGTGGCCCAGCGGTCGACACGATCATCAAGCAGAGGATGGAGTTCACGCTGACGGCAGCCAGCTTCCCTACGGCGGGAAACTACGTGAACAACTTCTTCCGCGATGGCGAGATCCAATGGATGACCGGCGCGAACGTCGGCACCGTCTCTCCGATCATCGAATACGAAGCAGGCACACGCACAGTGCGGCTCCTGCTGCCAACGCCTTTCGACATCGCGGCCGGCGACCGTGGCATTGTGCGTCCTGGGTGCGATGGCCTGATCGGAACGTGCTCGACCAAGTTCCGCCAGTTCCCCGCGCGCGAAGGCCAGGCGACAGGGGCAAGCACGATCAATGTCGTTGCGGACACCGCTGGTGGCATGACCATCAACGAGTACCAGGGCGGCTACTGGAAGCTGAAGATGCTGTCCGGCAATGTCGCAGGGGAGGAGCGCGCCATCGTCAGCAACACTGCGAACAGCATCACGGTCACGCCAGCCTTCAGCGCGGCACCGAACAACCTGAGCGCCTACCGGATCTGGAAGTCCAACGTCGACAACTTCGGCGGGACTGACGTCTACTCGCCAGGCGCGAACAAGACCATCGAGCAGGTGTCGCAGTGAGTGAGCGCGGTGACAAGATCGCGCAGGCTGCCGAGGCGATGGTCGGCATTCCGTTTCGGCATCAGGGCCGCAACCCGAAGGTCGGCGTGGATTGCGTCGGCGTCGTGCTGTGCGCGGTGTGGTCTGCCGGATGCGACCTGCCGGACTGTCTAGGCTACGGGCCGCTGCCGCGTTCCGAGGTCTTGCTGGCCGAGCTAGAGAAGCGCGCGCGCCGCATACACATGGACGATGCGCAGCCTGGAGACGTGTTGTTGTTCCAGTATCGCCCGGAGCTGCCGATGCACTTTGCGGTTCTGGTGTGGAACAACTACGTCGTGCATGCGCACGGATCGACCGGCAAGGTCGTTAGGCATCGCCTGTCGCCTGCTTGGGCGATGAGGCTCCACAGCATCTGGAGAGCGGAGGGAGTCGATGGCTAGTCTTGCTGTAACTGCTGCTTCTGGAGCTGCCGCTGCAAAAGGTGCCGCGTTTGCGTGGAACCCGTTCGTGCTGTTCGGCGCTGTCGCTGTCGCCAGCTTCCTCGATCAGCAGTTCCTCTACCCTGCGCTGCTAGGTAAGGGGAAAGAGCAGGCGCAACCGCGTCCGTTGGTGGGACTGCCGACGACGACGAACACGCCAGGCACGCCCAGAGTCTGGGCCATGGGACGCCGCATTCGCGTTCCCCTGCACGTCCTGTATCAGTCAGAAAAGACGCGCGAAGAGAACATCACCGGCCCGAAGGGTGGCGTCGCTGGTCAGATCAAGCGCGTGTTCGCAGACGTGGGCCTAAGCGTGAACGACCGCTATACGGCCAAGCTGACGCAGCTAATCGCTAACGGGCAACTCGTCTACTGGACCGACAAGAACCTGCAGCGCATCACGACCGACCAGATGTCGGGCACGTTTACCACGACGACGGTGCGGACGGGGACTGTGGCGGCGGGGTCAACGACGACGGTCATCAACGACACGGCCGGCGGAATGGTCGTCGATACCTACGCCAGGAACGAACGCTGGCTGCAGATCACCAGCGGCCCGCTTAGTGGGCAGGCCCGACCGATCAACAGCAACACTGCCAACCAGTTCACGGTCGACTTCGCGTTCGCATCAGCTCCAGGTGCGACGCAAACGTATAGCGTGATCGAGAAGCGTCTCGTGCTGACGATGAACAGCAGCTACGAGCCGGATTTCTCGGACTATCTGAAACCGGGAGATGTTGTAGATCTCCGAGGGTTTACGACGACACCCTCCGGTCCGTACATGGCCGGTCGTCCACCTTACACCAGCAGAAGCTGGTGGCGAGTCAGTGCAGTTACTGAGCATGGAGCTACGCCGTCTAGCATGACGCTGGAAGCTTTGAACGGGCAAGACATCGGACCGATGACAGCTATTCAGGCAGGGAGTGCTTTTGCTCCGGCCAGCGTGATCCGAGAAGACGAAATATTTGTAGACAACGGATGGATCAACTGGGCCCCTATTATTCGTAACATCACGCCTGTTCAGCCTAGTAGCACCATTTATGGAAATGCAAGCTTCGGCACACAGCAAGATTTGAACGACAGATGGTTGCGGTTTATGGGCTCTACAAAAGAGTTCGTGGCACGCGGACCACAATGGCAACAAAGAAGACCTACCAACACGTCTCCTTACAGCGATTTCCCATCAACAGTAGATATAGACTGTGTGTTGGATCGCGAAACGACAGCGCCAGCTATACAACCAACACAGGCGGCCTTTCCTCCTGACATTTGGGACTGGCGCAGCCGTAGCAGCAACAACTGCGGCATCCTCGAACGTGTCGACTTGACCCGTTACGAGGGCCGCATGTTTGCCTCCGACCCTTTGCTGGCCTTCTACGAGGGCGACGAAGGGCAGACCGAGGACGACATCCTGCTGCGCACAAAGACGGCAGGACAAGTGCCAGGCTTTCGTGGTCTTGCCTACCAGATGCTCGACCAGTGGGACCTGTCGACGTACTTCGGCAACCAGGTGCCGCCGATCGTCGAGGCGATCATTGAGCCCGATGTCTCCATGTCGTTGGCGCAGGCCATTACGGAAATCTGCGAGCGGGCGAACGCGCCAGACATCAAGTTCGACACCAACGGCGTCGAGCTGTTCCCGTTCGAGGGCTACTGGACCCAAGGCGCGATCCCAACCGTCACGGCGCTGCAACCGATCCTGACCGCCTACCAGATCGCCGCACAAGAGCGGAACGACACGCTGGCGTTCTTCAACGTCGAGAACGCCGACGTGGTGCAGATCGAGAACGGCGCGAACCTGTCCGATCTTGGCACGCAGAGTGGCGGAGACACGCCGTTCGCGGGCGACAAGATCAAGGTCACGCAGCGCGATACGGCCGATCTGCCGACGAGCATCGGCGTCTCGCACCAGGATCCTGACCAGCAATACGCCCAGGGCTACCAGCACTTTAAGCAGCGCCAACCGAGCGAACTGCCGTCCGCCAACGAGCAGAACGTGCAGCTCGACAACATCGTTCTGTCGCGCAAGCAGGCGCGGAACCTCGCGGGCACGCTGATGCGCCGGGCATGGGTCAACGCCACGGCCTTGGAGTTCCAGTTGCCGGTTGCCTATTGCGACCTGCTGGAGAACGACCTGATCACGGTGACGGATGACGCAGGCCAGCCCTACACGGCGCGCATCATCCGCCGCGAGATCGGCAACAACTACGTGGTCAACTGCTACGCGGTCGTCGAGGACGTGAGCCTGGCCGTTCGCGGGTCGCCGGTGCAGGGGCCGTCCGACATCATCATCGGCACGCCAAGCCTGCCTGCGCCTACGGTGCGGGTGCTCGACATCCCGCCGCTGGTCGACGATGACGCCTTCGTGCCGGGCTACTACATCGGCGCGGCGTCGCCGTCGAACGGGTCCTGGGGTGGCGCGACCGTCTACCAGTCGCGCGATGCTGGCAACACCTGGCAACAGGTGGCCACGCTGAACGCCGAGTGCGGCATCGGCACTCTGGTGAGCAGCCTAGCCTCTGGCACGCCTGGCGACGGTATCGGCTCGGTGACCTGGGACACGACGAACAGCTTCACCGTCCAGTTCGACGACTTCGGCCCTGTCGGTGCTCCGGTCACGATGACGACGGGTGACGTGCTAGACGGCTGGAACTGGATGCTGATCCAGGACGGCAGCAACTTCGAGATCCTTGGAGCTCGTGACGTGGTCGACAACGGCGACGGCACCTACACCTTCGACTACCTCGTGCGCGGCCTGCGCGGCACCTACGACTCGGCGGCTACGACCAAGGCCGCAGGCAGCAAGGTGACGCTGCTGTTCCAGGCTCGGCAGCTTGAGGCGCTGAAGTTCGTCCCGCTCAACGTGTCGGCGGCCACCCTGCCGCTGTCGCTGCAGATCAAGGTGGTGCCGCCTGGCCTGTCGCTCCTCGACGTCACGGCCGAGTCGGTCACGATCCGCGGATGGAACGCACGGCCGATGCCAGGCCGCATGTTTGGCACCGATCTCAACCTCGGCACATTCGACCGCACGTTCAGCTTCGAGCCGTGGACACGACTCCAGACTCCCGTCGGCGGCGGCGGACCGTATAATCTCGACGAGACGTTCGAGGGCTACACTGTGCGCATCTACAACCCCGCAGGCACGACGCTGATGCGCACCAAGACCATCAGCAGCGGACCCACCGGCAGCAACCGCCTGCGCGGCGTGAAGGAGTTCAGCTACACCGCAGCCGAACAGACTGCGGATGGCTACACGCCTGGTGCTTTCACGACGTTCAAGGTGCAGCGCGTGCAGCTCGGCGACTTCGGCGAAGGCCGCACCTGGATGGAGACGGTCTGATGCCCATCGACCAGGACTACAGCGAGAACGTCGTGCTGACCGGCGACTTCGGCCGGTTCCCGGTTGTGACGCCCGATCCGGCGGCTGACCATGTGCAGTTCCTCGACGCTACGGACGGGGCGACGAAGCGGTGCCTGATCTCGGCCATCGCCACGACCAGCGGGCAGGGGACGGCGGTCGTCGACTTCGGCGCCTTTCCAGGGTCATCAGATGCCACAGTGACCGTCACCGGCCAGACGGCGTTCAACGCCACGACGCACGCTGTCCAGGTCTGGCTGCGGCCCGTCGACTCTGCCAACCACACAGCCGACGAGCACATGGTAGAGACCATCGCCGTGCAGGCTACAGCCTACGTCACCGGCACAGGATTCACCATCAGGGCCGTCAACACGTCGCAACTGAACGAGCCGCTGATCGCTGCGGCCAACAACAGGGGCAGGGTAAGCACCGCAACAAACATTCAACACAGCTTTGGGGCATCATCTCCTGCCATAGGTGGTCTTGGCACTCGGCTGCATGGCCAGTGGAATATCAACTGGCGGTGGAGCTGATATGCCGATCCAGATACTAGGCAGCAGTGGTTCCGTCCTCGACGTAGAGGGCAACGGCTACAACGCTGTCGAGGCAACGATGCGCCCGACAGACCATGGGTTCCTGGGCGCGTATCGAGTCGATGCTTTGCGCAACGACATTCTCGTCGGCGCTAATACGCCAGCAGGAGCTTTCTTCTTTTCGTTCTGGTGGAGAGATCCAACGCGCATTTGTGTGGTGACCAAGGTGACATTCAACGGCATGGCAGGAGGGCCTATTGCGTTTACTCCTGGCATTGCTGTTTTCGAGTTACTGGTTGCGCGTCAGTGGACTACCGACACCTCTGGTGGCTCCATTATTTTCCCCAATGCCGTTGGCGCACCGGAGACGAACTCTATGCGTACAACGATGAACAGCACGATGGTCACAGGTTGCCGCGTAACTGGTGGCGGCAACATTACTGCGGGAACTTGGGTTCTAGATGCGCATCCCATCGGGCAATGTATGGGAGCAGTCGGGGCGACTGCTGGAACGCAATGGATCCCGCGCACGGATCTCTACACCAGCACACCAAACGATGGACCTTTGACGCTGCAGACTAATGAGGGACTGACGCTGCGTGGCACCGTCCCTGCAACCGGCAACTGGCGTTTCGGTGTGACTGTTTGTTGGTATGAGCTTACTGCATTCTGAGAGACACACATGGCAATCCAACTCCAAGGCAACTCAGGCACCATCGCAGAAGTTGACGGCACGAACTACCGTGCTCTGCGCACAACTCTTCGGCCCATCGACGTCGGCTCGCTTGGGTCGTATCGAGTCAGCCTCCTTTCTGGCACGATGGCTGCCGGTCTTGGCGCGCTGTCTGATATCTGGCAGCTTCGATGGACGGACTCGTCGAGGTTCTGCGTCATCAACTCCGTGTTGTGGGATGGCCTAGCAGGAACTTCGACAGCCTTCACCGCAGGTGTTGGCTTTGTCGGTCTGAGCATTGCCCGCTCATGGACCGCAGACGGATCTGGCGGCACTGCTGCGACACTGACCACGAACAACCAAAAGCTGCGCAGCAGCATGGGAACTTCACTCATGGGCAGCGTGCGCATCGCATCGACGGCAGCATTGGGAACAGGCACCAAGACGCTAGACGCGCAATCCATCGGCCAATACTCGATTGGCATCGACACGACCGCCAACAAGCAGCACACGCCAGCGTTCGCGTTGTTCTCTGCGGCCCCAGGCATCGAGTCGCCGATCATTCTTGCGCAGAACGAAGGCTTGGCGATTCGCGCCACCGTTCCGGCAACTGGGACGTGGCAGTTCGGCGTGACGGTTCACTGGACGGAAGTGGCGGCCTTCTGACATGGCCGACATCAAGATCATCCTGCACAATCCGACCGTCAGCGTCACGGCAGGCATCGTGACGTGCGCATGCCGCTATCGGCTATCGGAGCCCGTGCGTGGAGTCGTCGATGGTCGCGTCGCCGTCGTGCCCGCCTCCAACGCAGGGCAGGCGCAGATTCTGCCGCAGATTCGCGCTGCTGCCGTCGATCACGCAAACGCGCAGACAGGCAACGCTGTCGGCTTCGGTGCGCAGGACGTCATCACATGGGAACTACAGGCATGACCGCTCACGACCATACCCGTCAGTGGGATCGCTGGATGCGGGTGGCCAGCGTGGCGACGACCAGCGTCGTGATCCCCGGCATCGCCTGGGCCTTCAACATGACGCGCGA